TTAAATCTCCATTATTAATGTTGTATAGGTACTATTATACCATAAATTCACTCATTTGTACATAGTTTTGTGAATGTTGTTTGCATGAATCCCTCATCTGTTTTATTAACGCTAACGCGTAGGGTGTCCCCATCATGAAAGTTAAAAAACTTTTGAACATTAAGCTCTTTATCAAGTACTAATGCTTTATCTTTTCGATGTATTCTGTATTCACAAAACATCATCTCATTTTGATCAGGTTTATATATCATTTTAATTGCCTTTTATTGCAGAAAGTCCTGTACAAATTACAGAAAACGTGGTATAATAATAGAGTGGTTCCGAGGGAGGGTAATATAAAGCTAATGTATTGTTCGTTCCTTTGGTTCATCATCAACTGATGGTTCCTCCATATCGCTGGTAGGATCGATGTCTCTTAACATTCTGACATATTCTTCTAAACCTTCAGAGTCCGAATCGCCGACAGGCGTCTCCAAAGTTCTTTTCTGTGAAGCTATACTGATATAGGCTTCTCTTATTTCTGCACTAATTTCTGCTGAATGTATAATTCTCGATCGTAGTATTTTAAATAGGGTTTGGTCCGAAAATTGGAACCATGGTGTTAATTGGTATTGACCTACTAAATTTTGAATAAGTTTAAATGGTCTTTCGACAACGTAATTTTCACCATCAACTTTGTTAACTAAGGCAATAATGTCTTCGCCACTATATAATTTAAATTGTCTTACCGATATGTCCATTAAATTTTTATCTCAAATATTTTATAATTAAATTTCTCTTTACTATATATGCTAATTCGTACACCTGCATGTTCTAATGTGTAATTCTTCTTGTTCTTCCAATGTAGGTCATCTGCAATATCGTACACTTTAGTATTTATACCATCTGCGCTCTTCCTTAGCCCTCTTCCTATGCTTTGTAAAACCCTAATTTGAGACTTACTCGGTGAAGCAAATACGATATTATGAAGACGCTTAATATTAATCCCAGTAGAAAAAGTACCCATGGAAGCAACAATAATTGCGTTATCTTGTTGCTCTGTGATTGATCTAATCTTCTCCCTAGTATCGACATCGGTTTCTCCTGAGACATAAAATAATTTCCTTTCCTCGGAACGAGGTAGTTTACTTATCTTATCCTGTAAAAGCGAGTGCAATGGTTTACCATGCTTCTCTACAAATTGAAATAGTATAAGTGTGTTTCCATCTTGGTCTAAAGCTAAATTACTAATAAAATTATTCCGTGGTTCGTACTTTACAATAAAATCTAGCTCATCGTGGTATTTCATTTTCTTTACAAGTTTACAATACTCGTCTGCATACTTTAAAAGTAATACTTGAATTTCTAATTGTGCTAATGTGTTTTTGTCCATTAACTCTTTTGTTGTTGTAACTTTATGAACAGGTCCAAACAGACCTTCTAAAACTAACTGATGAGTTAATGTTCCATCAAGGGTTCCTGTCGTACCTACTCTGTACTTAGCTTCTGTACATTTTTCTAATATTGAAGTTAATGACTTAGCTTTAAATGAATGTGCTTCATCTCCTATAACCATACCGTATTGCTCAAACCACTCATGGTGCATCTTATATATTGACTGCCATGTGGTAATAATAACCCTAGGTTTTATATTATATTTTTCTTTGCCTGAGTATATTCTATGGCAATTATCTTCTACATTCCAATCCTCAAGTTGAGAATAGTCATTAAAGTCAGAATACATCTGCTCAACAAGTGACGTCGTTGGTACTACTAAAAGGACTTTGTTATCATACGTCTCTAGGTAATATCTAACAGCTAAATATATGATTAAACTCTTTCCAGAAGCCGTTGGTGATAGTAGAAGGCTTTTAGTTTTTGAAAGCAAGAGCGAGAGTGCCGTAAGTTGATAGTCATGGGGGATAATACCCTTACCGTTCACGCTAGGCCGTAATTCACTCATAAACCCTTCAATATCAATAATTTGTTCAATATCAGGCCTTGAATAGTACTCATCTTCCTCTATCTTCAGGGTGTAGTCCCTAACTTCACAGAATTCATTAAGGTATTGGAACAACCCACCATACAACGTCTTACGCCTAAGATCGTACAAGCGTATTTTACCATCCCACATCCTATTTTTATATGCTGGCATGAATTTATACCCTGGAACATAAAAACAAAAGTGTTCTGCCAACTCTTGCTCAATACCAGGATCAGTCAGTATCTGTATAAAGGTTTCGTTAAGTTTTTTAACTGTCACTATGTCCATTTAAATACCACTAGTAAACTTTCTCCACTCAATCATATTTTTAATAGTTTGGTGTCTCCACTTAACATTATCTAAAATTTCCTTTAGTGTGTCTGCAGTGGTTTTAAGATACTCAATACGGGCTTGAGCTTTTTGAATATCGGGATCAGAATCATAGTAATAATCCATATCGCCTTTTAATACTTTTAATCCATTTAATGGATCGTAATCCCAGCCTCTATCGTCAATATCCTCTTTGGACATTTTTCCATTATAATGCAACCACTTATCTTTAAGTAGAACCTTAAATTCCATTTCTCTTTTCTTAAGATCTAAACGATTGTGTGTTACAAATTCTAGGTATTTTGCGTGGAGTTTTGCTGAGTCTTTAGAAGATTCGTCAAGTTGCATTTCATCAATGTTTGAGTCTTTCTTCCACATTTCTAATATTTTTTCAATATCTAACATAATTAATTTCCTATACTACTATATATGATAGTAGTTATTATATAAATTCAAACGAGGTATATTTAAAAGTTACGTCTGCTTGTAAGTATTCAATTTCAGTGGCACCTGTTGTAAATTCAACACCACTTAAACTAATAGGAAAAACATCTTTGAACCTAATAGTTTTACTTACGTTGTTGTGCGAGGTTAATATATTTAAAATAGCATCAGATTTAAATTGCTCTCCAGCATTAACTATATTATGAATCCAATCAAAAGTTTCCTTATAGTTATCCATATCTTCAGTAATATTAAACTTAACAGTTAAATCGTCAAATGTAATTCTGTCTCCAGTAAACCCTACATTAGCTCCTCTGAAAGGCATTGGTGCTTCAGCAATACTAATTGATGGTAAAGATACTGCAGTACAAAAGTATTCTAAATTAGGGTACAATTGATTGTCAATAGTAAACTTAAATCCGACAGGACTTAAATAGTTTTTATTTGAAGTTAGTGTGGCCATATAATAATCTCCTAATACTATTTATAAGTCTTTTAGTATAGAACTCAGACAAAAAAAGAGGGATCCTAAGACCCCTCTCCATCAGAATTAAAATATTCAGATTATGATGAAACCATAATTCCGTCTACTCTAAAGATTCTGAAATATGGGTTGACACGGTTAGTACCCGCACCTGTAGCTGTTCCCACGAATGGGTTCTGCTGCATTCCATATCTAGTTTTGAATCCAATTCTTGGCTGGAAGTCATTCTCGCCAATCGCTTTAACCATAGTTAAAGGAACGTATGGGCAATAGAAGATACCTGCGTCGTATGGATTTGAACCTCTGTAACCTACACAAGCGAAATCGCCAGTAGCATAAGGATCGATATATACTTTCATTCTACCGTTAAGAACACCAGCAAAAGTATTACCAGTATCGTCAACATTTAGGTCAGTTGAAAGAGCAGGAGTATAGTCTAGAAGACCAGCTGCTGCTAGTGCTGAAGCAACATCAGAAGAACAAAGTACAAAATTACCTTTTCCTCTTCTTGTTTCTTTAGCGATTACGTTAGCTTCTCTTTCGAGTTGCATGATGAGACCTTTAAATCTCTCAACCATCCATCTGCCGTCTGAATCTGTGTCTACATTGAACGCACCTTTAAGAGCAACGTTTGATTGTAAAGCACCAACTTTAGCTTTAGCAAGAATAGTTCTAACCATTTCTCTGTTGATTTCCGCAAGGATTTCAGAAGAAAGAATATTAGCTAATTCGCCTTCAGCGTCTAGACCGTGGATTGCTTTAAGATCTTGAGCAAGTTCCATAGTGTATTCAGCTTTAAGAGCTCTTGAGTTAGCTAGTACTTGAGCTTTTTCGATTGAGAAAGCCATTTCGCCGAACTGGTTAGCACTTGAGATAGCAGAACCGGGTACAGCTGTACCTTTAGCTTCTGCATTAGCTGTAGTAATACCAGAACCGAATCCTGATACAACATCAGCTTCGTCAGCGATAGAAGTACCTGCGTCTCCAGAATCAACTACACCCATTAATCCAGTAGGATCAGCTTCGTGTGTACCAGTTCCTGAGAAGTCAGTATCTGCTTCGTCGAATAAAGCTTCAGTACCACCTTGAGTGCTGTACTTAGACTTCATTGCAAAGATTAGACCAGTAGGTCCGTTCATTGGTTGTACGCCTGCGATATCGTATGCGATAAGGTTAGGCATTGCACGTCTTACAAGAGAGATCAATACTGGATCAAAGTTACTAATGTTAGAACCAGTAGCGTTAGCTGCGGTTTCATTAAGTTGAAAATCAGAATGATTTCTGGTTTCTTGTAGTGCGATTTCTTGGTTTTCCAAGAGTCTAGCAGTAACAGCTCTCTTGTGCTTGTCACCGATGCTTGGAGCATCTTCGTGATCAAGGACAGGAGTCCATTTCTCTACTAGATTTTTATCTGCGTTAAACATTTTTTATTTCCCCTTAGGTTTATGTTTTATTTAATAGATTTAGTTATAGCTTGAGTGTAAGCAGCCATTGAACTAGAGATAGACTGAACTTCGTCAGCTTCTTCATTTCCAATTGCGGCATTTACTTCGTCAACTGATTCATTAACATCTTGCTTGAAGTATGACTCTTTAACAACTGATACTTTCATTTCGAAAGATTCAGCGTTATCGAATTCAATGTCTTCTACCAATGATGATAACTTTTCAGCTTCGGTTTCAGCCAAGCCTGAAGAATGTCTTCTTACGATTTCAGCTCTTTCTAAAGATTGAGTTGACTCGTATAAACGAATATTTTCTTCTGTGGTTTTATTGAGTGATTCCTCTAGCTCAGCAACCTGTGATGATAACTCATCTACTAGATCAACCTTACCTTCTGGAACTTCAATGTAATGTTCCTTGAATACTACCTGAAGTGCACTCATAAAGTCTTCAGCGATTTCAGACCTTAGTCCAGTCTCTACTGCTACTTCATTTTCTTTCATCCAGTTTTCAACAACATAGTTAAGGTATGAATCTACCTTTTCTACGAGTGAGCTCTGAATATCAGCGACTTCTTCTTCAAGATTTTGCGCGTATTCGCCTTCTAGCCTGTCAATTTCTGCACCTACTTTACTTGCGTAAGCAGCTTCAAAAATCGCACCAGCTTTAACACGGAATCCATCTGACAATGTAGCTTCTTCAGCTACTAAGATATCCAAATCTTCAGAATAGTCAGCAGCCTCTAGCTTAGCTTTAGGTGCTTTCTTATCTTTAGCAACGGTGTCAACAGCTTTATCAACTGATCCATCGTCTTCTGATTCTTCTACTTTTGTCAATTTAGCATATAGCTTTTGCGCGTCTTCCTTTTTGGCCTTTTTAAACATCTCCAATGCAGCGTTAATAACACCAGCTTTAGTTTTAGGGACTACAGGTGCAGACTCTTCGACTTTTTCTTCGTCTTTTTTGTCTTCATCTTCGTCTTCTTCAACCTTTGCTTCGGCTACTACTTCTTCATCTAAAGCTTCTTCCTCGTTTCCAACTTCGTTTTCAACGAGCTCTTCTTCAGAATCTAGCTCAGCATCTTCAGAGATGTCTAACACAGCCTCTTCCTCTGCAATTGCAGTGGATTTAATTGCGTCTTCTAATGACATTTTATATTCTCCTATTAAGAATTAAAGTTTAGAGAGGAAATTTTTAAACGCTTTGATCTCTGCTTCAGCTAAATGCTTTTTAGGAGTACGCTTTATTTCAGTCTCAATTGATTCAATTTCTTGTGCAGTTAAGATACCGTTATTCCATATCCAATCAACACCTTCCATAATTCCATTGACAAATGCCTCTGGAGCGGAAGGGTCCTGGACTATATCTACAGTTGCAAGCATAAAATCCTTGCCCACGTAACTAGTACCATTCTTCTGTACAAGACTACCCATACCACGACTTGATACACCAAGCTTAACGCCTCCATCGAGCAAACCTTCAACGATTTGTCCCATAGGGGTTTTAAGAATTGATGCTTTTCCAATAACATTACTTCCCTCAAATTTGAGATCTGTAATCTTATGTGAAACTTTATCCAGGTTAATTGTTGGACCTTCAGGGTGATTTAATTCCCCTACTGCTCGTCCACTTTTCACCTGTTCGACTACGTATTTTTCTACCGCAGCCTCTAATATTTGTTTTTCATATATGCGACCATTTCTGTTCTTCTGATCGGCCTGCATAAACACGCCTTCAATGACGTGCTGTTTGCCACCATTTTTGGTAGCTTCTGTATAACATTCGATATTACTATCGGTATATTCAGATATTAACTTCATAGTTGTTCCTTTATGACTCTTCAGCTTCAGAAGCTCGATCGGTCATTGTTGATGCTAAATCGATTTTTCTTGCATCGAGTGCATCTTTTAATTTATCAGCCATAATGCTATTAAAGTTATCACTAGCTTTAACATTATCGTTACCTTTTAAATTATCAATTAATGATTCTATACTACTCATTTCAGTTCCTCTTGTTTATATATTTATAAGTTTTTATAAGTCAAGATCAAGGTCATCGTCATCGCCAGCATCTTTTTCTGCATCCATTTGCTTTCTAAGTGCCTCGATTTCGTCATCATCTTGTCTAAGAATATTTTTTCGTACCCATTCATGTGATACATATTTACCTACATATTCATCAAGTGTGGCTAACATTTCAAATCTTTCACGAATGATTTCAGATTCTTTTAATTCACTGAAGTAATTATCCTCAATGTAATTAAATGCTATATATTCTTTCCAGTTTCTCCAATCATCTTTAGTAATAACACCTTTTAATAAAAGCTGTGTTTTTAATACCTGCATGAAGATATCAGAAAATCTTTTTCTTATTCTATCAATAAACTTCTTAAATTTAACTTCATCTCTACTTATTTCAGTAGCTCTACCTAAGCTAAATTGTGCTTCTTGCTCTAATCTGTTCATAGGAACATTTAAAGCTTTATATAATTTCTTTTGGAAATAGATTATATCATCTATTTGCCCTAGGTTTTCTCCACCTGGAAGTGTAGATATTTCAGTACCTCTACCGCCTTCTCTTCTTGGTAAAAAGAAATCCTCTAACATTGACATATGTTTTCTGTCGTCTTTTACATCACCAGTTTTAGCATCGTATACTAATTTATTACGATACTTATTCATGATGTTCTGTAAATACTCTTCAGCCTTACCCTTAGGTAAATTACCTACATCAATATAAAAAATTCTTCGTTCAGGAGCTCTAGATATTCTATAGATAACTAACGAGTCTTCCATCATCCTTAACTGATTTACAGGTTTAATAGCTTTCTGTAAATGTGATAAAATTCTTTTACGACTTGGATCTAACATTCCTGATGTGCAATATGCTATAGAATCAGGGTGAATTTTAAGTCCTTGATTTGCTCTATCCATGTGTACATCTTGAAACATGAAATATTCTTTAGATTTTTTAATTAACTTTGCACCCGTCTTAGGATCAGTTTCTTCTTCAATCTCTTTAATCTTTCTAATTTTAGTAGGATCAATATATCTTAATTCTTTTAAACCCGCCTTAGGGTTATTATCATCTATAATCATATGGTATGGTAATCTACCATCTACATACCATTTTCTAAATATATCATG